TAGCTACTCGGCTGAGTAGCGCCAGAGCGTCGCTGAAACCTTCAGGACTAGAAGGTGACGGTGGCGCAAGCCAGGCACTCAGGCCGGACGACCTTTGATCCGTAGACCAAGAGCCCCTTCACGGCATCTGCGAAGCGCAGCTCAGGACGGTATGCGACTACCGAATCAACCTGCGACGCGAGCGTGATTGCCTGCGGCGTACCAGCGAGCACCTTGTACTTCGTTGACGAGACGATGGTGCTGTTGTTTGTCTCGTAGATGTTGAAGCCAGCAGCGCGACCGACAAGGCCGTTCTGGAGGCGAGCATCACCTTCGGCAGCGCCCGAAGCGATGAAGCGGCTGTCCTTCAGGAGCAGCGCGACCCATTGCGGCGGAAGTGCAACCCAGCGATCCTGCTTAGTTGCGTTGCTGATGTTCAGCTTCGTGCCGAGATCAACAAGCGACTCGTAAGCGTTAGCGCTCGTCAGAGCGGTAGGCGTAGCCGTTGAGCCGACGAGGTTGTTCGCGTGAGCGCCAGCGTGAAGGCCGCCGATGTAAGCGTCAACCGTGTTCGCAAGCGCGTAGCCAGCTTCAGCCATAGCCGCGTCCATTACCTTCGGAACGGTCTGGGCCTTGTCCACATCGTCGATCAGGAAGTTGAAGAACTTCTGCTGGTCGATAGCAAGAACGCTCTGAGTTGAAGTCAGGGCTTCCGGCACACTGTGGTTTGTGTCCTTCGTGTACGAGCCGACCGTGACTGCGCCGATTGCGTTGATGTTGACCGTCGAACCTGCGCCGGCGACTTCGCCTTCGTAGTCACGGTTTGCGAGGTTGCCAAAGACGAGGCTGTTCTGGAGATTCGTCAGTAGCGAAGCCGACCATACGGCCGGGATGAAGTTAGTCAAAGCCATTAGCTAGGACTCCTTTAGGGTTAGGGATTGAAGGCTCGTTATGAGCCGGAGAGCGCCCGGTGAACTTCCGCCGGGTCGAGCGCCGCAACCTGAGCCGGGGTCATTCCCCGAAGCGCTTCGATGGTTACGGTCTGAGGCGCGTCTGAGCTAACTGAACCGCCTGTCCTTTGCGGGACGGACTGCTCGATCAGGTAAGACTTCTCGGTAGCGAGCGCGGCTAGCGCGTTCTCTACGCTTGCCTCATCATCGGCTTCAATGCCTCGATCCTTCAGATGCGCGACGGCATCTGCGGAGTCGCGGAACTTTAGACGCGATGCTACCTGCGAGATGAGCTGACGCTGCTCTAGCTCTTTGGCGCGGGCTTCGGCAACGGTCGCGCGATCTTCCGCCTGAGAAGCGAGGGTTTGATACTGCCCCTCTTCCTCCAGGCGCTTGCGCTCCGCTACTTCTGCTGCGCTTGCGAGCTTCTTAGCTGTCTTGCGCTGCTCCGCTACTTCGCGGCGTAGTGCGTCAGCTTCAGCTTTGCTCATAGTTACGGTTTCGGTGGCCTCAACTGCTGGCTCTTCAACCGCTTCTACCGTCTCAGGGACGGCCTCTTCTACTGCTACGTCATCAGACATAGGTACGTCCTTTCAGTCCCGCGCGTTTTATGACTCGCAGCGACGCGAGCACCTAGCGGGCTTCGGTGGATTTGTGGTTACTGCACTGCCGGCGGCAATACGACTGGCTCGCCGGAAAGGTCTTGTTGGATGCGGTCGATCTCTTCAAGTACCGCTGCCTTGTCCCATTCGGGATGCTGCTCTGAGATGGCTGTCTCGCGGCTCATAATCTCCGAGCTGACGGCTAGCGAAGTGTTGCGAACCTGCTCCGCGTCATCGGTCGGTAGGACTGAGCCGAGCTTGACGGAAGGCCGGAGCCCTGCGGTGAAGTATTCGCGTCCGAAGCCGCCCATCTCTAGCGGCATCTGATCGACGAGCATTGCGAGCATCATTATCAGCGGCAGCTTCGACTCCCACTCGCGGCTCTTGGCGCGAGCTGCGTTCACGGTTGGCAGGAAGCGCAGCCGGAGTGCTGTCCCGCTGTCGCTTGAACCCTGTACGTCCGTTCCGATGAACTGCGGCACAAGTCCAACGCGGCTTAGGATCGTTCGCTCGACCTCCTGAGTGTGAGCGATCAGTGGCAGAGCGTCAAAGGAATACTCCACTGCGGTCACGGGAGGCTTGTCCGAGCCGCCGCCGATAGGCCCGCCGCCGGTGTCAGTGAGGATGATGTCCTCGCCTACCGGGAAGGCGTTCCCGCCGGAGCTGTCGGTTGCGAGGATCGACGAGTTGGCAAAGAGACGCTTCTTCGCGGTCAGCCTTGCGTTCTCCGAGCCGATAGTCCGCGCTTCGTTTAGCTCCAGGAGGAGGCTTTCGATGCGGTCGTACTCACTGAAGCCGAGGTTGCCGCGAATGTTGAAGCCGTTCTTGACAACGCCCGCAAGCATTGGCAGGCCGGTCATCCATTCCGGCATCAGGCTCTCAGTCAAAGGAAGGGCCGTTAGCTCTACGCGCTGGCCGAGCTTGTCGCGCGTCCCGATGTAAAGCGCGTTGACTACGATTCCGTCCGCGTGGATCTCAGCGAGGCGGTAGTAGCGCTCATCGGAACCTTCGCCCACTTCGGCTACCAGCGTGACGAACGCGCAGGCTAGGAGACGGTTTCCCCGGTACAGCGGCGTGACCGAAGTACGGCTGACCCACTCCACGAGCGGAACGTCCGCTACTTCACGGTCGACATAAACGTGCCACCAGACCTCGCCCTCGCTGATGCAGCGCGTCTCGGCTGTCCATAGCTCGGCTTCTAGGTGGTTCTCGTCAACGATGCTCTCTAGGAAGGCGTGATCGTTCGCGTTCTCTACCCCGTCGACTGCTGCGGGCTCGATCTCAACGTCCTCACCGAAGAGGAAGTCGCCGTAGCCCTCAGCGATACGGGAAGCGAGCGGGTCGATGATGTATTGGCGCGGGCTGTCGCCTACGAAGAGAGTTTGGCTGCGGATGTCCCAGTTGGCGAGGCTGCGGATTACTGCCTCGTCCTGCTCGTAGAACGCGCGGCGACGCTGAACCCTTGCGATAGCGTGACGTTCACGCTTCAACGGCCAGGCGGTAGATGCGTCTAGCTCGCTTAGGAGCGCGTAGGCAAAGTTAGGGATAGGAAGCTCCTAGTCGGTAACGGTTACGTTGGCGAACTGCTCGCCCGGTTCGGCGGTCAAGGTGAGCAAGGCGTCTGCGCCGTGATCGTCACCCTTAGCTACTTTCCCGTCAGCGGTTCGCTCTAGGCGGCTCATCTGACGGATCAGCTCCGGGCAGCCGGACGGACTGATGGCGAGAACTGCTGAAGGCTCGCTGTCGTGACTGCGGCGCATTAGATACGTCGCGTACTTCACGGCCAGCTCTTTGTATTTGTTGAAAGGGATTGAACCCCAGCGCGGGTTGTAGCCGGTCGCGGTCTTGAACTGCCGGCGAAACTCGGTGTGGATCACGGGCTCGGCTGCGTCAAAGCGCTCGTACTCTGCGCGCTGCCCCGTCTGCTCAATGGATCGGAGGATCGCGGCGGTTGTCACGGCTAGGTCGCGGCCACTGTCGAACACTTCAGCGAAGACGTACAGCCCGCCGCCAGCCGTTCGGTAGGCGAGCAGAGCGTGAGTGTTCACGCCCCAGTCAATGCCGAGCCATAGCGGGCCAGCGGGATGGTCGCCCTCGTCGTACTGCTTGCCGAGCGCTACTGCTGCGGCTAGGTGCGTTTGGTCGTAGACAAGATCAGTGTCCGGGCTAGTGAAAGCGTCGGCAGGCTTGGACGGGTACTCAGTCTTGAAGCGCTCAATGTCGCCTAGCATTGCGAGCGTTCGCTTGTGCCACGCCTCATCACGGTCTGGCCGCGCGTCCCACGAGAAGAAGAACGGCGTCAAGGTGGACTCGCCGCTCACTGCCCGGTTCCACTGCGACGCGAACTCTGCGCCGGTTCCCCCACCAATGTCCGGGCCGTTGCCGGTTGAGACGACTGCGAGCTTGCCGCCGCCGTCGATGGTCGGTGTTAGGGCTCTCCAGATTTCATCCGCTCTTGATTGGAAGGCGAACTCGTCAGCGATCACGAGTCCTGCTGTCTCGGAGCGCGCCGCTGCCGGCGTTCCAACAAGCGCCCGGATCGTGGAGGCTCCAACGTCTAGCGTCTTTACCGCGTCGCGCTCCTTTGCTGGACGCTCCAGGCGACTGAGAATGTGCTGGCTAGCTGGATCTGATCGGATACGTTCAAGAGTGCGGCGGATACGGTCGAGCAGCTCAGTCGCGTCGCCCTCCGTCTTACAGAGCACGAGGATACGGGTTCCCTGATTGAAGATGGCGAGCCATAGCGCGAAGCAGAGCACGAGCCAGCTAAGGCCGAGCCTGCGAGCTTTGAGGACGATCACCGGCTCGCCTGCCTCTAGCGCTGTTACAACGTCGCGCTGGAAGTCCCAGAGCTTGAACGGAACCGCCGTTCCGTCCGGCTCCTCAATGAAGCAGTGATGCTCAATGAAGAAGTCAGCGGCCCCGGCGCAGCGTCTACGATCCCGCTCCTGCCGCGCCTCTAGCTGCGTGACCTTAGTTGCCGTCGCCATCGAAGCCAGCGATCAAAGCGTCCAGCTCCGCGTCGGTCATCTCCGCCGCATCCTGACCAATCTTGCCGGAGTGCTCTAGTTGAAGTTTGTCCTGCTTGCCCCACTTGGAAGGGAAGCGCCGCTCTAGCCTCCACGCCGCCGCCTGCCAGTTGCCCTTCCCTGCCGCGTCAGCGATCAAGTCAAGGTCGATCTGTTCGCCCTCTGCCTTCGCCCTTTTTATAGCCTCCGAGAACTCCGAGTAGATCGTCACCTTCCCGGCTTCGATGTCAGCGTCTCCACGTTCAATCCAGTGGTAATAGCTGGACTCTGCGATCCCTGCCATCGCTGCGGCGTTGTCGATGTAGTTGCCCTTGCGGATTGCTTCGACAAGGACTGCCTGCGTCTGCTCGTTGAGCTTGGTCTTAGCCATTAGCTGCTCCTAAACGTCAATCCCTTAGCTTCTAAGTTGTCGTGCGCCACCATCGCCAAAGCGATGTGCGCTGTCGCCCGCTCTTTAGCCTCGCTCGATAGGAGGCTGACTAGAACGCGCGGTGTCGGTGTGCCTACCGCTATCGCTACGTGATCGCGGCCATCATCATCGAAGACGGGTATGAACGTGACGGCGAAGCCTTCGTCGGTCATCTTCCAGATCGGCTCGCTCATTATCGACCCTTCGTTTGAGAGGTTGGCCGTTTTATGCGCGCGTCTGGTATCCAGCGAGTGAAGTCTTTACGGTCGTGAACTGCGAGGACAATGCCTGCGGTGATTGCTACTGCTCCGACTAGGCCGTGATGAAGCCGCCGGCCTTTGACGAAGACCTGCCGCTTGCCGAGGTCTACGTCTATGAGCATTGAGTCCTCCTATGCGGCGAGATCCCAGGGCTGTCGCGGTTCAATAACTCGGAGTGGCTTTAGTTTGCCCTCTGCGGTGAATGGTGTTCGGCCTGCTTGCCGGTGTGCGTTGATCTGGTTGATCCTTGCTCGGCAGGTAGGGCAGACGCAGCCGTTCACGTACTTGTGGCAGACGCTTGTTGTCACGGCTGCCTCCCTTACGTTTCGCTACCGCGCCTCTCGGTGGTTAGACGGTGAGGATCTTGGTCTGCGGTAGCTGATCGCGCACGAGTGCGACGATAGGAGCAGGTTTACACGCGGGCCGGACGGAACCTATGCCGCCCTCAGCCGGTGAAGGTACTGCCTACTCACGCCGGTCAACCTTGCCAGCTCGCCTACGGTTTTGTCGCTCTCAACGATGTAGCGACGGAAGAACGGTGAACCCGGCAACGGAGCAGACGGAACCGGAGCCTTCTCCCACGCCTTCAAGGTTCGCTCAACGTCAGCGGTGATAAGGATTACGGCCTTCACGCTGCGGGCTCCAGCTAAGCGCCGGCGATAGTGAGTCGCGGAGCGCAGCCAATACTCCGGCTCACGGTCGTCTTTGCGTTCGGCCCCGCCCGGTGGCCGGTTGCCTGTCGTCCCACTTCCCCCGGATACGCGGTCTGCGTCGATCACGAG